GCGCGAGTCTGCGGAAGCCGGAGGTCGTTTTCGTGCCGCCGAAGGTCGATTGCGCGATCTTCGACTCGCCGAAGGTAAGCCAGCCCGCTGACCCGCCGCTGTCCGCGAAGGACGTGGCGGTGTGGCAGTTGTGGGGACTTGGGTGGCAGGCAGTGGCCGAACACCTGCTAGACCAGCGCGTAGAGAGCGCGCAATGCGTGGCGAAGCTGCGCGAGGTTGGGATCGTCAAGTGAACGTGCAGCTAATCGTGGACGCGATGGTGCGCAAGGACTTCGCGGCGATTGAGGCGCTTGGGTTCAGCGTAGAGGCTGCCAAGCGGATCATGGAATGGAAGGCAGAGCATGTCCGGTAAGGGCAGCGCACCACGTCCGTTCGCGGTCACGTAGGACGAATACGCAAGCAACTGGGATCGCATCTTTCGCGGGGTGCCCGAGCGGTCGAAGGGAACTGCCTCTAAAGCAGACAAAGCCGTCGGTTCGAATCCGACCCCCGCCGCCACATACATCGACAACGAATCCGGGTCAGTCGTACCCGAAACCTGGTGGCCCGGTGACCCGGCCCCTACAACTCTGGAGAACTGAAAATGCCCCTGATCGACTCGCAGTAGATTCTCGGCTTCGCCAAGGCCGTTCCGACCGCCACGGCTTCCACCGATGCCGCCACGATCAACATCCCGTGCAAGAACTACATCATCACTGGCGTGTATTGCTACAACGCCAGCGGCAACAATAGCTCGGCGACCCTGAGCGTTCGCGGCTCGGCTGGCGGCTCCGGCACCAGCATCGTTGCCGACGCTGCCCTGACCACCCATACCGCCGCTAACGTCGTTAGCTCGCGCACCGTGGCCGCCACTGGCCTGACCCCGGTCGTGACTGATGACGTGCTGTACGTGCGCGTTGGCACCGCTTCCGGCGTGGCTGGTTCGACCATCGACATCGCCATCGTCGGTTTCGAGCTGCCGTAACCGTTTCTAAAGTAGAAACGAGTAGAAACGATGCCGCGCAAGAAAGGGACGCCAAAGACTGGCGGGCGGCAGGAAGGGACGCCTAACAAGCTGACCACCTCCCTGAAGGAAGCGATCCAGCAGGCGGCAGAGACGGCACACCCCGAGGGAACGGTTGGATACCTGCGCCAGCAGGCCCAAACGAACCCAACGGCGTTTCTGTCCCTGCTGGGTCGCACGCTACCAAAGGAGCTAACGGGCGGCGGCGGCGAGCCGCTGTTCCCGTCGAGGATCGAGATTGTCGGCGTCCGGGCTAACAATAAGCCTTGAAGTCCCCGAGCCGATGCTGGCTTTCTTGGAGCCTAAGCGGCACAAGATCGCACGCGGCGGTCGAGGCTCAGCCAAGTCCTGGAGCATTGCGAGGATGCTGGTCGTCCGTGCGGTGGCCGGGCGTATGCGCTGGCTCTGCTGCCGAGAGCACCAGAAGTCGATCAAGGAATCGAGCTACAGGCTAATCAAGTCGCAGATCGAGAAGATGGGCTTTGCCCACCTGTTCGATTTCCAGCGCGAGGCGATCTATGGCCCGCACGGGTCTGAGTTTATCTTCGCGGGCTTGAAGGACTTGACGGCTGACAGCCTGAAGTCGCTAGAGGACTTGGACGGTGCGTGGGTTGAGGAAGCCCACACGATTTCCGACCACTCGGCAAACATCCTGATCCCCACGATCCGCAATCCGGGGTCTGAGATTTGGTGGAGCTACAACCCGGATCAGGAAACGGATTACGTTCACCGGCTGGCTGAACGCGGCGACCCGGATGTGCTGGTTGTCACGCTCAATTGGGACGGCAACCCGTGGTTCCCGGAGGAGTTGAACCTTGAACGCCTGAAGTTGAAGGCGCTCAACGACGACCTGTACCAACACGTTTGGGAAGGCAAGTGCCGCAGCATCGCGGGCTTGCTGTTCAAGCGCCACTGGTTCAAGCGGTACGATCTAGGCCAGCACCCGGAAGGCCTGAACATGTACCTGTCCGGAGACTATGCCGGCGGGCCTGACCCCGACAACCCGGACAGCGAGCCGGACTGGACGGAGTTCGGCGCGTTCGGCATCGACAAGAACACGGACATTTGGGCGCTGGACTGGTGGAGCGGGCAGGAAGACCCCGCCGTATGGATTCAGGCGTGGCTTGGCATGGTCAAGCGCCACCGCCCGACGTACTACTTCGAGGAAAAGGGGCCGATCCTGCGGGCCGTGCATGGCGCGATGGAGCTTGCCATGCGCGAGTCTGGCACCTACACGATCCGTATGCCGCTGGCATCCGCAAGTGACAAGGCATCGCGCGCACTAGGCTTCGCTGCGCGGGCTGCGGCTGGCACGGTGTGGATTCCGAATTGCGAGTGGGGCGACAGGCTGGTGAACCAGCTATGCGCATTCAACGGGCAGGACGGGCGCACGGACGATATGGTGGACGTGTGCAGCCTGCTGGGTCGTGGCATTGACCAGGTGTTCGCCCATCGCGCACCGCAGAAAAGGGAAGTGGAAATTGCGGCTGCGATTGCTGCGCCCATGTCCATACAGGATTTCATGCCTAAGGCTAAGAAGGGCTGGTAATGGCTGTGGTCGTGCGAATCCCTAACGTGCCAGATTGCGTCATCAGCAGCATCATCCGCGCATATCGCGCGATGCTCAACGAAGGCGTTGCGCCTATTGACAGCAAAGAATGGGGCTATGACCTGCACATGCGACGCAACCCCAATGGGAAGTGGTGATGGCTGACAAAGACACCGCCTAGGCGTCCTACTGGATTGCCAAGCTGACGCGCGAGGAAAAGGCCCACGACGGCCACCGCAAGGCAGCGAAGGCGTCCGAAAAGGACTATTACGACAAGGACGACGACAAGCGGCAGCTATTCAACCTGCACAAGTCCACCACGGACACGCTGCACGCGCGCCTGTATTCCAAGGCACCGAACCCGGACGTTCGCCGCAGGTTCGACGGGCAGGCGCAGGAAGCGGCCATTGCGAAGGAAGCGGCGCAGCTTATCGAGCGCGCGCTGTCCTACACGATTGACACGACCGACTTCCACTTGCAGGCGGATGCGGTCGTCGGAGACTTCCTGCTGGCCGCTGTGGGCGTGCCGTGGGTGCGCTACGAGGCCAAGGTGGAGGAGGGCGAGTTCGGGCCTGAGATCGTGTCTCAGGGCGTTGTGCTGGATCACATCCCTTGGTCGCGCTTCCACTGGGAGCCGGGCAAGGAATGGAAGTCGTGCGAGTGGATCGCAGTCGACCACTACCTGACCAAGCGCGAGTTGGTCGAGCAGTTCGGCAAGGAGCCTGACCGCGAGGTCGGCAACCAGGGCGAGTCCGACCAGGACAACAAGCACTGTCCGTACCGGGTGACCGAGGTCTACTATCGCCCGACCCGCACCGTGTACGTGGTTGGCTGGCAGTTCGACGAATTGCTGGAAGTCCGCAAGGACAAGCTGGGATTGCATGGTTTCTACCCGTGCCCGCGCCCGATGATGGACAACCTTGAATCGTGCGCGCTGACCCCGAAGCCTGACCACTATTTCAACAAGTCCAGCTACGATTACATCAACAAGCTGACTCGGCGCATCCAGTCGATCACTGAGCAGATCAAGGTCGCTGGCGCGTATGACCCATCCATCCCTGAGCTTGGCAACCTGACCAACGCTGAGGATGGGGTGTTCATCCCCATTCCTGACCTGCTGGCCCGCCTGCAAAACGCCAACATTGCGGACTTCAGCAAGATCATCGCCAACCTCCCGCTGAAGGAGAAGGTGGAAGTCGTCCGCGAGCTGCAAGCCCTGTTGATCGCGGAGAAGGCGCGGCTGGACGAGGCAAACGGCATCGCCGATATCGTGCGTGGATCGACCGACCCGAACGAGACGGCGACCGCGCAGCAGATCAAGGGCAACTGGGCCAGCCTGCGACTGTCTAAGAAGGCAGGCGAGGTGAACCGCGCGCTGCGTGATGCCATGCGCATCATGGGCGAAATCATGGCCGAGCACTTCCGGCCTGAACAGTTCTACGTGATGACGGGCAAGATGCCGTCTCCGCAGGTCATGCAAGTCCTGAAGTCGGAC